TAACAATTTCTTTAGTTGCAATAGCATCCTTAACAAATACATTGTTCATACAAAACTGACAATTTGGGTCATACTCATGTTGTTCCAAATGTTTAAGTTTCTCTAAATTAGATTCGTATTGAGATTCCAATTTATCTATTTGCGTTTGTATATCTGCTATCTTACCCTTAGCCAAATCCCATTCTTTTTTAGCATCATCAATATCCATTCCGTTTACTACTGCATGTTGGTTGATTGATTGGGATACCTCTCCTAATAACTCACCATATTCGTTTATTTTGCTTCTTTTACTTTCCTTATCAGTTTCATTGGTTTGGATTTTGGATTCAATAGTGCTCTTAGAAACACCCAATGCTTTGATATCTAACTTAGTATCAATTGGTGTTAGGGATTCCTTTAAATCAGATATTCCGTTTTGAATTCCTTCTTTATCTTTGTTTAAAGTTTTAGATTGGGATTCCAAGTCGGATAACTCTTTTTTGGTTTCTTTTAAGTCGGTCTCTTTTTGGGCTAATTCAGTCGTAAAATCCGTCCTTTTGAAATTTCTGATTAGTACGGCCACTTCCTTAATCTCATTTGATGCAGCCTCATACAGCTTATCAAATATGTCCAATCCCATAAATTGTGCAAGTAAGTCCTTCCTTTCCGATTGTGATTTATCAATGAATAGAGCATTGTTACCTTGCAAACTTAGTGCAGTCATAACGAAATCTTCATACCTTCCCACATATCCTTCAATGACTTGGTTTGTATCTCTACGTTCCGTTCCGTTTAAGGATTCCGTTACCCCATCTACCACTCTCCAAAATTGTACATCTACCTTTACGTTCTTTCCCTTATTAATAGTACGTGCTTCCCTACGGATGAAGTATTGTACACCTTCTACTTCAAAATCTAATTGGCAATGGAAGTCAGCCTTTCTATTGTTCATAATGTGAGATGCCTTATAGGCTCTACTACACTTATCGAACAGGCAGAATGATATTGCGTCAAACAAAGATGATTTACCTGCTGCGTTTGGTGCGAATAATCCCATCAGTCCGTTTACTTTGCTGAAGTTAATTACATTATCTTCACCATATGAGAACATATTAGAGAATTCAAATCTTACCGGCTTCCATTTTACGTTTCTTGTCAGTTCATCTAATTCTATCCTTCCGTTTATCTCTTTGTTAAGGGATTGTATGCCTTGGATTTCTTCATCAGTCACAAATGGCATCATCCTTCCTATGTAATCCGTTATTAAGGAGTTTTGGTAGGTTATATCCGTAATATCTTCTAACTTTAATTGATTATCTCTATCACCGGTCTTTTTCTTTGCCAATGAATCAGTACGAATTGTTGTAAAGTCCTCAACACCATACTTCACTTTGATTTCGGTGATTGCTTTCTTAGTATCAACCGCATCGGTATTAGAGAATCTTACCCTAAGCCTTGGATACAAAGGTAAATCAGTAACGTCAGGTACAACTCCTCCGATAATATCCATAGTGTAGTACCCATAATCATTTTTAATATCAACTTCTTCATATGTTAATGTTTCTAAATCCCAAACTAAGAAACCATGCTTATCTAAAGTTTCTCCAAAGTTTTGTTGCACCAACGAACCTGCGTAAACACACTTACAACCTTTAGGGGAGATTAGTTCTTGTCTTTTGTGGATATCACCTAACAATGCTAAATGGAAACCATCAAACATATCGGTTGTGAAATGACGAGAAGATACAACGTATCCTACATCAGTTTGAGAATGGTCAACAGGTCCGTGGAAAAGTGCAACTTTTAATCGTGCGGATGAAAGACTGAAATCATCAGCCATTATCCAATTATCTTTATTATCAAAAATACTAAATACTGAAAATGCTACTCCATCTAACCAAAATGTTTGTGTATCTTTTAGATAGTGGAAGTTTTCTAAATTCAAAGCCTCTACGATTGGAGTTAATACATCCAAACGGTCAGAGTTATTCATATTACAATCGTGATTACCAGCGATTAGGATTGTAGGACAGTGTTTTGTACATTCGGTAAACAACCAACTAATCTCTTTCACCAATTCAGGTGACATTTCTAATTTAGCATGTGCAATATCGCCTGCCAAATAAATGATTGAATCTTCCGTACCTCTACTACGGATTTCTTCAAACATCTTTTCAAATACACCTCTAAATTCTTTGTGCCTCTTTACGTTACGGATGTGTATATCCGCTATATGATAAATTCTTTTTAAATTCATATATTATTTAGTTTTGCCATCATCAAGTCTTCCCACGAAGTTTCTTTGGCATCTTTTAAAATTTCATTTACTTTTTGAAAACCCATCTCACCAGCATCTTTATCGGTTGGAATGATATTACGAACTCTTATACCATTCTTCATAAACCAATCAGTATGTTTAGTGGAATCTTCAACGGCATCAGAATCTAACATAATCGTTACATCCTTAACACCTTTCTCTAATATTTTATTCTTTAATTTACTTAGCAAGAACTTGCCTAATAACGGAATTACATTTCTCTTTACCGAGAATGAATCAAATACACCTTCAACGAGGGTAATTGGTTCGTTCCAATTAATCATATTCTCAAATACAATTACATCTCTGCTAATTGGTGGGTTCTTATACTTCATTTTATCATCTTCATAGAATGAACGAGCTACAAAGTAATTAAGGTCACCATTATCATCGTAAGAAGGTATAATAACTCTGCCACCATAAAGTCCATCTTCACAATATCCGATGTTATACTTTACAATATCAGCTTTAGTGATACCCCTTTTATTTAAATAGTGTATAGCTTGATTATATGAAGGATTGATACCCTTTGGTTTGAAGTATAGTTGTTTAAATTCTTTTGGTAGTTGTAATTTGGCTACATATTCCTCTTTGGAATCGTATTCAGGTTCGTCACCATATACATCCTTTACAACTGCTATATCCCTAAGGTCTACATTTAATTTACGAAGAAGTGAACTTATACTTCTACCCTTAGAATCACATACCCAACAATGCCATCTTTGAGTATCTAAGTTTACTTGCAACTTCTTTTTGTGGTGGTTACAAAACGGACAATGGTGTGCCTGCTCATTTCCCTTTAAGGATGAACCCACTCCTAATGCCGAGTCTAATATGGTGATTATTTTTAATTTGTTTCTACCCGATAGCATATTTTAGATTATATCCACAAAAACTACGTAAATATACAACATTTTTCGGATATATCCAAATTATTTTAGCCCCAATTTGAATTTTTAACATCGGATAAGAAATCTGCCAAAAATTGAAGTTTATTTGCAATTTCTTGTCTAGGTTTATCCGATAATACCATACCTTTAAGGTCTATTAGTGATGCAGCTGCAATAGAATGTGCATCATCTTTTGAGTTTAAATATGCATCTGAAATGCCATATTTTTTACAAATTTCAGTAAGTGTCATAACGTGTGTTTATTAATATATATCCTTTCGGAAGAATTTTCCTAAGATATTTTCGTTTAAGGAATTAGGGTCAGATAAGACTTCCATCTTAAACTGCCACCAAACTTCCCAATAAGTCAATGATTTTTTAGAAAAGCAAAATTGTATAATTTCTCTTTCAAAGTCCTCAGCTCTACCTTCTTTTATTTCGTTTTTAATCCATTCGTTTGATGAATAGTACTTCTCCCAATCGGATGCTTTACGAACTACTCTTTTACGAACCTTTCCCTTTAGAGGTTTTAGGCGGCGGACTTGATTTAATGATTTTTTACCAATATAGGTTTTACCAGTAGGGATGTGTGTAATCTTATAGACAAAACCTATCGCACCCTCTGGAGTGTTTTCTTCTGTAACATTATTTCCCTTAAATTTCCAAGACATTAATTATTTCTTTGTAATACTATCAGAGTATTTCTTTTCATTTAATGTACCACCTCTAGCTTTAAATAATGCTTTATCATCTTTAGATAAATTAAGACCACCATCAGCTTCAATTTTTGTTTTATCTCCACCTTTGGTATCAGCCTTTCCAGTTTTTGGAAGGGATTTTTCGTACATTTCTAAAATACTTGCCATTTTATATAATATTAGTTTCCAGTATAAATATAACCTTATGTATCAAAACGAATGATAAAATTTAATGGATAATCAGGTAAACACTTTATAGGTTGTGGTAATTTTGCGATAGCAATCATATCCAAATTATTATCATATAATCCAATTGTGGTAATAAATGGTGCTAAATAAGAACCAGTTGGGTCTAAAGAACTACTGTACTCATAATCATCAAAACTACCATAAATATCTTTATTTACCACAGATTGGTATGGATATTTTGAATCTCTAATCCATTTAACGCCGGCATCATAATAAGATGATGTAACTAAATCTCCTATTCTAGTAGAACCAGGTCTTTGAATAATTTCAGTTTTTTTACTCCCCCCATCTTCATAAACCGCAGATGGGTTTTGTGAAACATTAAATTCACTTTCCAATACTGAAATAAATACTTCATTTTCGTATATGGTTTTTGTAGAACGATAATTTAATGTGAATTGAGAAAATACAGATTGAGAAACTATATCTCTTGTCATTACTATTAAACCTCTATCGTAAAAAATATTTCCAGCAACATTACTTCCAGAATCTAATAAATTAGAGTAACCATCATCAGTATAAATTTTTCCAGTTTGTTCATCTTGCAATTCAACAGTACCATTTTTTATACCCTCACCATAATATTTTTGAGGAATACTAAATATAGTAATATCATCATTTATAACTCTTTCATTAGTGGATGCATATGATTTTCTTCTACCAACTTCAAACAAAACAGAAGCAGTAGCTGAATTTGTGTAAAATTGAGATTTGATAGATTCGTAAATTACTTTTTTATTGAATCCTTGACTTTTTTCATCGTTATCAATATCAATTAATGTATTATTTGGGTTTTTACCAAATATAGGGTAGACATCGTTTTCATCCAATGTCCATTCTTTATAAACCTTTAAAGGTCTATTAATTATATCTGATTTTGGGATTTCCTTAAACATTAATTTTGTGTTTTATATAAATATTTCTTAAACGAAAAACCCCCTTTCGGGGGTTTCTATATTAAAGTTTAAGTTTTATTAGAATGAAAGTTTAACTTTTATTAATACTTCTTTATCAAATGATTTTACAATTGGTTGAGAAGTTTTTGCTACTGCAATTAATTCATTTGCATCATTATACAATCCGATTGTTGTAATATAAGTTTGCGGGTCAGTTTCAAATGTAGATTCAATAAAGAAACCATCTGCATCAATATATGTTGGATTATTTGAATAGTTAAATTCTCTATTAGTAGCTCTTACAAAGAAATGTTGAGTAGAGATATTTTCGGTTCTACGTGCTTCAAAATCACCACCTGCTTCTATTGCTTTGTGTAATCTAAATTGATTAAATTGCTCTCTATCTTGGTTGATTGAACCACTTAAACTTCCACTTAGTAAATAAGAACCATCTTTTGTATAAACTCTGAATGCATCAATTGAACCAACAACTGAACCTATTGCTTTTGCGTTCAATACTATAATACCTCTATCAGGATAGAATAAACCATATCCTTCTCCTGTTGCTGGTTTTCCTACTGCTAAATCTGTTGCTGTATCTGCTGTGTTTTTGATTGTAGCTTCACTTTCAGTTCCTAAGTTTAGAGAACCAGAAACAACTTTGAATGTTCTACCACTCAATCCTAAATCATCACCAAACTTTTTACCACTATTATCAATAAAAGTAAATTTACCATTTGAACCCTGTAATTTAAGAGACCAGTTACCGGCATCCATTTTTTCTCTAAATCTACCTCTTGCTACGTTAATAACATAGATTCCGTTAGCATCGGTTGAAATACCAGAAGAATTTTCAAATGAAAACTTTGTATCGGTTGG